TTATAACATTATAGTTTGACAATCTTCAATCCCAATCGTTAGAAACATTACACCGGTATTGATTTCCTCTGATAATTGCTCGCCAGCCTCTCGAACTTTGGCAGCTATTAGCCAACCTTGCACAGCCATATCCTTGACCATCGATTTCGGGAACCAAATCAATCTCCGGAAAGTCCGCTCCAGATTATAAGCATCAAAGGCCACCTTCACGGCTACGGCTTTTTCAGTTTCTCGGTCGATTTTATTGATTACGTGATAATCTTGTGACCATTGTTTGGCTTCCCGCCAGGCGCTTTGACGCTCGGAATAGTTACTTATAGCCTTCTGCCAAGTTGTATTATTTACGGTACTATCCGCCACCAGCCAGCGCTGCTGAATCCACCCCTTATTGCCATCGAAATCATTCAGCAAATATGCCTTCGCCGTTTCCTTCTCAATTGTAACTTTTACGCGTTCCATTTTTTTCGCTCCTATCAAATTTGGTTATCATTATTTAATTATCAATCTATATACAAATATACACTGCATATTTGTTTTTGTCAACGGAAAAACCCAAAGAATCTTAAAAAATTTGCAAAATCGCCGTTTTTGGCGTAAAAACGCGGAGTTTTGGGCAAAAAATTTTTGCAGAAAATTTCGGCGGGGAAATTGTCGATAGGATTTTCTATTTTTTTTCGCCGTTCAATGTGCCGTTTATTGCGGCCTTGATTTGATAGCTCTCGGCCTTCAGCCGGGCAAGCGTCCGGGCGGACGCCCTCAGGTCGTCCGAGCCGGCGGCGAACAGGTTTTTAATGTCACTAAAGCAGCTATCCAGCTCGGCCAGGACGGTGATAAACTGCATAATCAGCCGGTTCTGCTCTATCAGCCTGTCATATTCTGTTCCGTCCGCCATTACCGTTAATCCTCAAATTCGACAGCATTTTCACAATCCAGCTCGAATACATCACCCTCAGGCGCATCGCTGTAAATATTCCAGTCAATCTCGATTATGTATGGCAGGTGAGCGTCGAGCGCCACAGCGGCTATAGTCTCTCTGCTCCATCTCAAACCGCCGTAAGGATCCGGTTCGCCGTTGAGCAGCCAATCCCGCGATTCTCCGCCTTTATGCGGCCACGGGCTCAACAATTCCGTCTTGTAAAGCTCCGCGGCCTGCCATTCCGTGCCGCTGTATCGCTCGGTTATCGGCTCATCGGCGGTTCCACCCCTTCTCAATGTGCCTTCGCCCGATGACGGGTCGCAGGTGAAGCTTTCCTCTATTATGCCGTGCGGTCCTAAGTCTGCGTAAGCAAAATAGACAGTATCATCATCCTTGTCCGGCTTGAATGTTATATCCGCAAAACCAAGCAGGCAAGTGTCCCTATCCTCGGAAGGATAAGAAGTATAGGCCCGGTAACATACCTTCATTGCCAGGTGAGACCTTCCGAAGATTTTCGGATAATCTTCGCTATAAACTATGACGCCTGCCATCTGTCCGATTCCGGGAATGTCGGTATCGCCATAGTAATACCATTCGCCCGAAGGAATGCCCGTCACTACATACCCACCACTGTCGGTCGTAGAACCTAACTCGTAGCCGCAGTCGGCGAAGTCGGTTTTGCCGTAACCGCCGCCGCCGGCAGAAATCCACTTGTACTCCAGCAAGTCAACGGCATTTACCCTCTCCTCGCCGTAATTAAGTGCGTCCAGACGAGAGGGCCGTATCTGCATGGGCTGGTTATGTGTTCCGCCCTGGAATCTCTGGTAAGTGTAGCCTGTTATCCACTCCTCGGCGTCCACGTATTTGAACAGGACGAGCATCTCCCGCATATTATTTACGAGGTCGTGATGCAGCTCGTATTCCGGAATTCGCATCGGCTTGTATGTCTCCGGTGCATCGGGCGGCTCAACATCGGCGACAATTACATCCTTTAACAATTTATAATAAACGCCGTGATGCTCTACGGGATAATTCTCCGGCCATATCATTCCCGGCCGCCAGCGTATAGCGATAGAAGTGTCAACAAATTCGCCTTCGTCCTGAACGTGCTCGGTTTGCACCGGGTCATGACGCTGGCTAAGATTAATAAACTTCTGCTCATTTTGACTCAGAGCCTTGTTATACTTTTGTGCCATAGTATTTATATCTATGACTTCAAAAAAATGTTTAAATTCGCTATAGATACCATCATAAATGTATTGGCTGCCTACGAGATATTGTCCTTTGGTAATTCCAAAATAATCATTTGGATCCCCCATATCCTGCGGCCACATCTTAGCATACGTACCATCTTGCAGCCGCACGCGACCCATAGAATGCTTCCAAGTGCGGCGCCAGCAGCCCACTGCCTCGGGGAAAGGGGATGTTGGATTACCCAATCTGAAGGCGTCTAACCTGTTTCTGTGAACGCCTAAATTCATTGTAGGCGTCTGCGGGTCCCAATACCAGTCATACTCACCTATTATTTTCAGGCTCAGTTCAAACGCCGAGCAATTACAATTCCAGTATTCGTCCAGAAAATTTTCAAAGCTCGGATGCTGCGGCACTCTGTCGGGATGATATACACCGACCAGCCAGTAATCCTGCCAGTCGGCGTGAACGCCCGGCTCCACGTCTATATTTTCGACATAGCAGGTATAATACTCGCCGTCATTGACTTTGATATCGCCCGGGTAATAAGTTGTTCCTGCCTGCCAATCGACGGCCTCCTCTTTTTTGCGCTTCTTCCACTGGGCAATCCAATCATCATCGACGGGTAGTACGAATCGCTTTCCGGCGATTTCGGCAACGGCCAGCACCCACTCCTGGTAAGCGGTGCTCAACTTATAGCTGTGCTTGAACATAGTCAGATTCAGGCCGGCGAGCCGGCTGTCAAACGGATGCGGGTCGTCCACAATATAGGGGCTATTTTTTTCCGGCCAGATACCCTTCCAGCCGTTCGGTTCGGCAGGTATATCCTCAGGGTCGTAAGCACGGTTCCATTCGCCGCCGATCGTGCCTGTTATGTTCTCCGGGGCTAATGAACCCTTTGTTATGTGCCGCTTGGCGAATTCCACCGGAAAAAACCTCCTCCTGCAGGCATCATCATCTTTCACTGGCACCACCTGCTCGTAAGGGTCTGTCTGCCGGGGCAGCCATTTATATGCAGGCAGCTTGACATCATAGGGACTGCAAGTATAAGCGGTGTTGCCGCTGCTGTGATGCAACAACCACTTGCCGGAGTTGCGGTCGAAATGGTGATACTTATTGCCCGTGGGTATCTCTCTCCAGTTCGGGTTAACGGAACCGTCCGGGTTTACCGGGCAGTTAAGCCATACGTTTCCCGCTTTTTCGTAGAGGTCAAAAAAAGTGTCCATCTGAAAATCACAGGCGTCCGATTCCCAATCGGGGTTGATTGCGTCCTTATAGCCGTAATAATAATTACTATAAAGGCGAATCAATTCGGTTTTTGGGTTCTTAAAAAAAGTCTTTATGCTGCCGGGGTGCGCCGGTTGATCGGTAGCCAAAAAGGGAGAATCACCCCAATTGGTATGTGTTCGTATTTTCCAACCCGAGTAGTCGTTAAATCCGGCGGACTGCCAGTGAGGAAAAGGCCAGCCGCTCAGCAGCCATATCCGCTTTCGCAAGTCCTCAAAATGCTGCGATGATATTTCGCCCGCGGCTTCTATCGGCCAGCTTTCGCTTTCCCAGCTTACGGTCCCGCTTGTCACCAACTAATCTCCTGACCGTAAGAGGGCTTTAAGGTGCCGCCGTAAAAAGCAATCTTGCTGCCCGAGCCGAATGAAATATTGCCGAGACCGCTGTTTAGATTCACCTCCGCAGACGGCCATATCTCGCTGATTTCACCGGCGCCCGAACCTATTTGTTTAGGAACATCGGCGTTGATCGCCGAGCTCGCATCCAGCTTGCCGCCGTAAGCTTTGAATTGATACAGCTCCGATGTCCCGGTATCGTGAGCCCTCCAGTTGAAGGTAAAATCCTGCCATAATGTCAAGAGTCCCGTCAGGTCAACATCCGCCGCGGGTGTCGAGTCTGCAGTTCCCCAGTTGAAAGTCCCCGCATAACCTTCACAATCGCCTATCGGGCTATCGGAGGTGATAGTGCCCTTGACGAGATTAAAATTTGTCTTGAAGGTGTCGCCGGTTTTGAGACCTTCGCAGCCGGTGCCAATGATTATCACCGCATTAGCGCCGTTGCAAATAACCTCTCTCGGAGCAATAATATCGGCATCGGCCTCCGTGGCCATATTCAAATTTCCGGCGTAATTTATCAATTTTGTAATCTCGGCCTTGTAGCTCGCATCATTGACCTTGCCCTTGATATAAAGATATGCGCCCAGGGCATTCATGATGAGCAAGTCGCATATAGCATCGGCCGAAGCGCCTTTCGAGAGCATTACGTAACCGACTCCGGCTCCCTCCCAGATAAACTGAGGATTAGAGCCGCTGTGTATCTCGAGCTCGAGATATTCGCCGGCAAGCCCGATATTGCCATCGTAATTGCCCGCCACACGCAAGAGGGCCAAGTTCGGAGTTCCCGTCTCCGCTCCGGTCATCCCGTCTTTTATATCCTGATAGCGATCATCGGTCGTATTATAATACGCACGATTGTCGATAAAAATTTTATCGCCGTCGGCGGGTTTGGCGCAGCCGGAACCGTCCGAACACAGCCGCCAGTTGCTGCTCGTATAGCCCGGGGAGTCGTCATAATCCCACTTGCCCAAGTTACTGCCCTGGTCTCCGTCACCGTCGCCGTACCAGTATTTGTCCGCCATTTAAGAATCCCTTTCATTTGTATACTGCCATTATTCGATTTTCCGTTTCATGCCATCTAACGCTCATAAAACCGGAACTTCCGGCAGGAATTAACGTCTGCCATATATAATAATTACCGCTTCGTTTGGTCAGCGGAATGATGTCGTCCTCGACGAACCATCGCACCCAATTTCGCAAATCGACACTTAAATAATCGCCTTCCATTGCGATACCCGAAACCTGCACTTCCGTCTCTACCCACTGCCAAAAACCATTAGATTCGGGCGTACCGGTAGGGCCGTTGAGAGCCGTGGAAACATGATTGAATTTAGCCCTATACAGATAATCATTTCGCGTCAACTCCTCATCTTTCTCATAATTTACCCCCTCCGCCCATTTTTCATACTGCATTGTCAGCAAGCGAACTGTGTATTCGCTGTAGCCTTCCGGCGGGTCGCCCTCCGGGTCGGCGTATTTTAATCCATTTATCACTTTTGCCCAGGTAACTTTGCCGACGGCATAAGTTGGCGCTGCACGTCGCCTATAAAATTTACGCTCAAATTCGCCCGATTGCCACCGGCAAACCACATTCTTGAGCAGTTTAACGTCATTTTCACTCAATAAATAAGCCATAAATTTTACAGCTCCAAAACGGAGAAATCCTTGCTCTCCAAAATGTCGAATTCGAGAACGGTAATGGCCGCCGAATCCGCCTTTTTCCTTCCCGAACCGTCCAGATACGCCGGCTGATTTACGGGCACTTTCTGGTCGTCATCGGCCTCGCCGGATTCCGAAGTTCCCATCATAATAGCGTCATAAATAGGTTTGCCTTCGCCGTCGACGCCTACTTTTTCCCGGTAGCCGCGGTCTATTAATTTCAGCGCCCAGCCGATTCTGCGCATTTGAAACTGATAGTGGACATGCCAGTAAAACAAGTCGGCGTTTCGCGCCGAATCGGCGGAAATATCGGCGCACTTGACGATTCCCGGCGCAAAGCCATAGAAATAGTCGGAGTTGAGGGTATCCTTATAATCGGCGGCCAACAGCGGATTGTATTCGGCCTGATTGCGGATGATAGCTAGAGTCAAATCGTAAAAAGGCCGCGTTACCGGCGGGTCAAACGCCTCATCGGCCGAGTTGACAATCGGATCGCCATTGATGTCCCTGTCTATGGGCTCTTCGCGACCTGCAAAACCCCAGCTTATCTGCCAGGGCAATTGTAACGGACTCACAGTCGGGTCAATCTGACTCTCATCGGCCGGGCCGGCCGGACGGGTTGAATAGTGGATGGACACCTCGAACAGGCATGGGCTCAGAGCCCGCACACTCTTGCGCTGGACCCACAGCCAAGTTTTGCTCGGGTGCCGCTCGTAAATATAAGGTATTCTTACGTTATGCGTGGCTGCGTTCCAGGCCATTTCCGGCCGGGTGAACGGGTCGTCGGCATTGTCGAACAGGACGGTGAAGACCCGGGGCGCCGAGGCCGATTCCACCCCGGCCTCATAGCCCATGTCCTCCCAGCTTTCCCTAATGTTCAATATTGCCATGTCTTATCCCAGGTTCGCCGGCACCAGGACCGACTCGGTTTGGCGATTATGGAATGGCGGCAGGCCCTTTTGCACCGCTATCAACAGCCGTTTCATATAGGTATTCATCTCGCGCAAAAACATTATCTGCTTGCGGGTATTTTCTGCCGTCTGCCGGGCGGCCTGGACCTGCGGCTCGAATTTCTTGCCCGGCTCGAATGTCAAGTACGGCGTTATCATCGGCTCCAATTTTCCCTTTTGAGTAAACTGCTTGAGAATTTCCTTGCTTTCAGGCTCAAGCGGTATTTCTTTCGGCTCGACTTTTACGGGAACTTTCATCGTGTCGCCCTCAAGCTTAGCCACTATGTTGGCCGCAAGCTCCTCTTTCAGCTCGTCTATCTCTTCCCGCAGCGCCCTCTCAGTAGCGGTCATTTCCCGCTTCACTATCTTGGGCAGCTCCTCAAGAGTGGATTCGAAGCCTTCCAGAAGGCCCGTCCAGGTGTAGTCGAACCCCTCCCCCTTCAGCCAGTGCCATACAGACACAAAAAAATTCCTGAGGTTATATCCCATATTCATTACGATTGTATTGGTCGAATTCCAGATGTCGGTGAATATTTGTCGCCAATTTCTACCAAACCAGAGCAGTAATTCCGGAATGGTGGAACCAAAGAAATGCTTTATGTCCTCCCAGAAGCCGTAAAGGCCCAGCGACATTTTATTCCAGACAATGTCCATAATCAGCCCGGCATTGTCAATCAGGGCGCCGAATACGCTCAGGCCCTCCCTAAACTTGGTCAGGTAGTTTTTCAGTGCCTCAGCCTGCTTCATAAAGATGTCTATTACGATACCGGACGAAACCGACTTGATTTTGGTCAGCTCGCCGGCGACGTTGTCAAGCTGCTCGGCGGCTATTGCGGCAGCCCTTCCGCTTGATCCTTGCAGCAGTTTCATGTAATTCTCTATCGCCCCTGCACCTTCGTTCACCAGGGCCGCCATTGCCGGGCCGGCCCGCTGGCCGAATATCTGCAAAATAACAGCCGTCTTTTCCGCCGGTCCCATATCAGCCATGCTTTTATTGAATTGATTGATAATGTCGGGCATGGACTTCAGCTTTCCGGCCGCGTCCACCGTCTCAACGCCCAAATCTGCTATAGCCTTCGTAGCGATGGGAACAGAGCCGCTTAATCTACCCATAATTTGGCGCATAGAAGTGCCTGCCTTCGAGCCCCTAACATTGGCCTGGGCCATAACCTGTAAAGTGGCAATAAGCTCCACCATACTTTTCTCGGCAGTTCGACCGAGCGGACCCATATATTCAAAGGCTTCACCCAGCATTGACAAGTTCATGTTGGCCTTCGTAAATCCTACGGCCAGCAAATCCACGTCATCTCTTAGCTGGGTCGTATCATGTCCCATCCCCCTCATAATGCCGGCGGTAATGTCGCAGGCCTCGGACAGTTCAAGCTGGCCGGCGGACGCCAAATTTAATGTGTGCGGCATGGCCGCTATGATTTCATCGGTCTTGAAGCTGGCCTGGGCCAAAAAGGTCATACCCTGGGCTACCTGATTGGCGGTAAATTCGGTTGTTTCACCCAGCCTTTTCGCCGTATCCGTAAGGTTTTTTAAGTCTTTTCCAGACGCCTCCGCCAGTGCTCCTACCCGGCTCATTGTCTTTTCAAAGGCGGCCCCGAAAAGAATCAGGGACCCCATCTGTCGGGCCCCGAAATACATGGCCACCATGCCGCCCACCCGTTTTAAGGCGGAACCCATTGCAGCTGCGGAGTGCCCGACATGACCGAATTTTCGGGATGCCTCATCCCTTGCCTTTATCAGCACACTTACACTGCTCGATGTCATTGCCACTTGTCAATTCTCCAGTTCCAACATTTTGGCTTTGTAATATTCCTGCTCGGCCCGCACGAATCTGGCTGCATGTACGAAAACCGCCGCCTGGTCATATACGCCGCCGGCCACCGGCGGCAGGCCCTTGTAGAACAGCTCGGCCATCTCGATTACCTGCCAGACATCCGGCGTTATCAGCGTTTGCGGACACTGCTCGATTTGGACTCTGCCGCTGGCTTGGCAAGCTCGGCATCCAGCACCACCGCAGCCGGGACACCGGATTCGGATGGGCTGGGCTGCACTTGGGATGTCTTTGCATTTTTTAAGGCCGGGACATCCACGGCAGATTGCCCCGTACTGGAGGGCGACTGCGAGTCTAATTTTTTTTTATCCTCAAAATCCGGAGCCTGCCCCAGCACCTTTTGTGCCATCTCAAGGGCCTCGGTCATACCCAGAATTTGCTCAAGCTTTTCCGGGTCGAAATCGACAGGTTTGCCATCGCCATTGCAAATATTTTGCCAATCAATCAAACCGATTTTGGCCGCCCTAAAAATTCGGTCAATGCCCTCCTTGCCGAACTTTGCCCTTCCAATCGAATCGATAATGTCGGCGATTTCCTTCTGTTGGTGGCCCGTCAAGTATCGGTAAATAAATTTCGGCCTTCTGTCCTCAGGCAGCCCCTTGTCGCTCTCAAGAACGACCTCAAACCTTGCTCGCGGATTTGTCGCCAGCGGCATTGTCTGTCCCTTTCACTTTTTTCGCTTCCTTCTTTTCCGGTTTCAGGTCCGCCAGGTACTTTTTTCGCAGGTCCGGCGGCAGGCTCCGCCAGAGGATCCTGAGCCTGTCGCCCGGGGTCGTCTCGTGGCCGCCCCGGTGCCTGCAAATTGCCTCGCGGATAGTCTCAATGTCCAGCATGGGCATCTCCTTTCCATAATCGTTAAAACTATACCACCGCCGCTGCTGTCAGCTTCACCGCATCGTCCGCCGTTCCACTGCTGTTATTGCACTGGCCTTCGAGGTCGTAAACTGCGATGCCGTCCCGCTCGCCAGACTTCAAAACGCGGTATTGGTACTTGGGAATGTCGATTGTCACCTTGTCTGTACCGTCATCAGCGACAAGCTGAACGACAACTTCGGTACTGGCGGACTTTTTGGCAAAGTAGTCGTAGCCGGCCACCTTGTCGGCCTCGACCTGAAGCGTCAGGATGGGCGCAAAGTCGGTAATCATCGCGTAGGCTATGCCGCTGTCGGCGGCGGCGTCAAGCCGGCTGATTACATTGCTATTCATATTGAGCGAGAAGCTGGCGATTTTGATAGCTTCTGTGTCGAGCGTGAAAGTGGCCCCCTTGAGCATCAGCGGCAGCGTGGCGCTCGGCGTGAAGGCGGGCACCGCCTCGTCACTGGGCGTCTGCCAGATGCCGTTAAACTCGAAATCGCAGAGAATCCGGTTACCAGTTTCGCCGTGAATTGTTATGTTGCTAACGGCGCCGGCCAGTCCCTTTTTTATACCGTCCTCCCAGGCGTCTATGCTTATCGCCTTATCGGAGGCGTGGTTGGAATTCACGGTATAGACCTCGGACGACTTGGCAAATTTGCAGGCCTGCAAAAGTATCGCCAGGCCCGCCTCCATGCCGGCTGAGCCGCTGCAGCGAAGCTCGGTACTAAAGCTGCACACGCCCAAGCCCGGGCCGAACACGCTTGGCTCGGCATAGCCTAGGAACTTGCCGGGTCCTTTGCGCTCGATGACTTCGGAGTTATCATCTATTGTCAAATTCTCGGCCAATATCGCCTGCGTACCGGCCACTTTGGTGCCCATTGAGTCTTCAAGGGCCACCTTTATCACCCTCAATCTTTCAACCAGAGGAGCTGCTAAAACCATATCTTTTCTCCTTTAAAATTAAAATGGGGCCGCACGGAGGCTTGAAGCCCCTATGCGGCCCCTGTTCTTTCTGTTGCCCCGCCCCGCCGCCAGGCCTGGCGGCGGGGCGGGGCAACTATTTAACTGTCAATTTTTTAAACCTGCGAATACGGGTCGTCTACCCTTGTCCGGTAAAGCACGCCCATCTCAATTACGGCGCCTGAAAATCCCTCGTCATCGAATCGACTGTCGGCGCCGCAGATTGTGTCCATTGCGTATCCGCCGCGATGCGGATCGACCCGCATCACCTTTCGCAGGTCCGAGACGATCTGGTTTATCCTGGTGTCAACCGAGCCTATTGCCTCGTCACTGTCAATAACAAGGGCCTGAAGCTCGAAGGTCTGTAGCCACTGCTTCGTGCCGGTGAACTGGCTGGCGGTCGGCTCATTGTCGGTCTGCATGACAAGCACCAGTCTATCCTCCGGCACGATGTCGGAAAAGTCCACCCGCCTGGGCCGGACGGCGGTCAGGTCCTGGTTGTAGCCGTTGGCGACCGTCACCTGGCCGACCGCGGCGGCGACGTTGGCTGCTATGTTCTCTATAATCGGCGTTGACATTAGTTTGCCCTCCTTTTCAGAACATAGTCCACCTGGCTATCGATCTCCCTGGTTAGCCGCTTACTTGCGACGGCCTTCACCTTTCGGGCGACCCCGGGCGCACCGGCGTAAAGTCCGCCCAGAGTCGGGCCGTAAACCTGGTCGATGGGCAGCCTTGACTTACCCCGCCTTATGAAAATGCCCTTGTGGTACGAGTGCGGCATCGTCTGCTTGAAGGCCGACCTGACCAGTTCACGGCGACCCATAATGCCGTATGTGACGCCCCTTTTCGTCTGTCGTGCGCGGAAGGCGATTAGCGGAATGTGGCGGCGAATCTTGCCCGATACCAGCTTTATACCGTGCGTTCCGCTCTTGCCAATATAGACGTCAATCTTGCTTTTGGGGCCGAGGTTTAGCTCGGCCTGCCATTTCTTTCGAGTCGCCTTGCGAAGCAAAATGCCCCACCGAACGTATTTTTGTGTGATACCCGTTTTTTTGCTTAATTTTCGGGCAATCTCACCGCGTCCCCAGCGGGCGGTTCTGTTGATGGCCCTTGCCATAATGCCGGGCACCTCACGCGGCACGCGGCGGAACTTACGCCGCACCCTTTCAAGCTGGGCCTTGTTGACCTTTACCTCAACCTGCGGCATCATTTTTACCTTATCTCCAATCTCACACCACCCCCATCGTGTGCTAAGATTCTCTTTATCGGCCGAACCACGGCATTCCTGCCCAGCCGAGACACCATCTCGACCCTGTCGCCGCCGCGGTTGACCTCGGAGGCGGCGATTCCGATCTCGCTGCTGTTGGCGACAAGGATTTCGGCCGTCCCGCTCTCACCGTGCGGTGCATTGCCCAACCCGCCTGGCCGGTCCCGATCGACTAGAGCCGTCACTTCCCTGCTGCCGCCGGCGCGCGGCCTGTAAATAACGGTCTCGCCGCCCAGCTCCTCAATCAGTTTCAAGGTTTCAGCCGCATCCATTATCGCACCTCCAGCGCCAGCATTCCGGCATCCTGGCCGACAATCGCGGCAATGCGCCTGTCCTGCGTATCGTCGCCGTAGCACGGCCAGGCGAGCCTCACCCTGTCAAGGCCCCGATCGACTTCGTCCGGTGTTATGCCATCCGCATCGTCGTTCAATACGCGAATTATCGCCACCGGTCCCTGTCCGTAGGGTGCCGTCCCTATCCCCTCCGGCGGTGAGCGATCGACAAGGGCCTCGATGGCCCGCTCCTCGGTCGCCGGCGCTCCCTTGGCCAGAATCCCGGCCGCGGCAAGTTCGGCCGGCTCACCGGTCAGCGTTCCCATGGTCGCCATTTTCTTCAAATCGCCGGCCGAAATTTCCGAGCGCCTTTTTAAGTAGACAACGTCTTCGACCCCCAGCTCGGCGACCATGAAGGCCGGCGCCGTGTCAACCAAAATTTCATCGAAAGTCTTCATTATTTTTTCGTAGTCTTTTTGTACGGCGACGTCGCCGACGCCTCGACCTCAAGTATCACGGTCGAGTCGTCCTCCCAGTCCAGAATTTCCTGGACGGTACTCGAACCGCCCTTGTCCTGCCAGGTACCCAGTATGAATGCGCCCAGTGCCTTGCAGAAGTCCTCGAAGGTGTAGGTCCCGCCGGCGGTTATGCCGGTATCGGCCATGAGGGCCGCCACCACTTCGGCGGCGTCGGGCAAATCGCCGGCCGGCAGCTTCGTCTGAATCTCGTTCGTGTCGGCGACAATGGTTGCTAACTGGGCGTCTATGTCGCTGTCGTCGGCCGGGTCGGCTGGCAGGTTGTCGGTCTTGGCCTTGATTGCAGTAATATCCGCACCAAGCACGCTATTGACAGCCGTATCAACCTCGGCATTCACCGCCGCCGCCCAGCCGGAATTGATTTGAGTAATCTCACCCGAATTATCAACTTTTGATTCATCATAAAAACATCCAGACACAAGAAG